TAAGGTTTCTTTTAAAAATACGTTCCTTACTGCACTACCATCTAACCTAAAATATTCAGTATTACCTCCACTTCCATCATCTGATTGGAATATAATATCTTTATCATCTGCTTGGTTTCTAATTATAAGATCTCCAGTACCATTTGATAAATAAGTATTAGTTCCATCGTGAAACTGTGCATAGTCTCCACCATTACCCATAATTAAATTCACACTGTCATTAAGAAATAAATCTTTACTAAATACAGTGTTTGTTGAACTACCATCGATTCTTATATATTCGGTAAATCCCCCACTACCATCATCACATCTGAATATAATATCTTCATTATCTGCTTTATTAGAAATATAAAAATCGCCCTCAAAATTATCAATAACTGAATCATTCCCATTATGGTATATTTCTAGGTCTCCACTATCCCCAAAAGTACCCTTTATACTATCTAGGTGCTTTGTGTTTTTATGAAATTTTGTAAGTGTTGCACTACCATCAATAGTTAAATAGTTAGTTGTACCTCCAGAGCCGTCATCAGACTTGAATATAATATCCTTGTCATCTGCCGTGTTTTGTATAAATAGATCTCCTGTGCCTGAATTTATTTGTGAATTTGTACCATCGTGTTTTATTCTTAAATCTAACCCTGCCCCTAGTTGTATCTCTTTACTATCTGCTAAAGTTACATTACCTGTAAAAGTTGCATCTAAATCTGGAAATATTGTTAAAGCAGTAGCTGAACCTAATATAAACTCTAATTGATGTGCAGTACTACTATTATTTGCAACTCTTGAATAAATTTTATTGGAAGTACCATCGCCTGAAATCAAGAAACCTGCTGTGGGAGACGTTGAGTTGTCTATTGCAACCTGTCCTATAACGTGAAGTTCTCTGTTTGGACTTGTGCCTATGCCTAGATTACCACTATGGTCAAGTAACATTCTTTGGTCCATTGTTTGTGATGAACTTGAACTGTCTGAGGTATAAAATCCTAATCCAATTTTATCAGCATCACTATCTGTTTGTATAGATGCGATTGCAGAGCCAGACCTTAAAGATGAGCCATCTGCTTTTCCAAAAGACAATACTGCTTGTGCATTACCTGAACCTGCTGAACCACCTGACCTAATGAAAATACATTCTCCTGCGTGTGTATCATTATCAAATGTTGGTGCAGTTGTATTTATAGCCGATAGACTTCCTGTAATAGTCGCACCTGTACTTGTAGTTTCAAGTTTTTCGCTACCATTATGGTATAATTTTACAGCACCACCATTGATACAATGTATAAAATTTGTACTGTCGTCATTATCTCTTAAGAGAATATCATCCTCTGCCAATATTTTTATGTCATCACTATCACATCTTAAAATTATATCTCCTGTATTGTTATCAATAATAGAATTACTACCATCGTGGTATATTTCTAAATCAGTGCCTGTACCTACAAGAATTTTTTTACTATCTGGTAAGGTTATATTTTCAAGTGCCTTAATAGCACTTGTACCATCAAGTTGTAAAACATTATTACCACCACCTGCATCAAATATTAAATCATTATAAACTATTGTTGTAACATTTGCATTATGATTAATTGAGACCTCACTTGAGTCATCAGCATCTAATAAAGTTAGTGTTGCAGTTCCTGTCGATTGTACTCTAGCACCTGTGCTTGTGGTTTCAAACTTTTTACTACCATTATGATAAAGTTCAACTGCACTATCCTCTGTGAATTTAGCCATCGTTTCACTTGCTGCTGCATTAAATATTTCAACTTTACTTGATAATATTCTCAAATCGCCTGTCCCCTGATCTTGTATAAAACTATGACTTGCATTGTGATATATTTGTAGGTCTGAACTTGTCCCAAACAATGCTTTTACATTATCTGTGAAATAAGCATCTTTATAAAATCTTACTCTTTCAATCCCACCATCAATCGCCAAATAAGTAGTCAATCCACCTGAACCATTATCGCTACGAAAATTAATATCTCCGTCATCTGTGTTGTTTCTGATTTCTAGATTACCTGTGTCATTTTTAATAAAACTGTCTGTCCCGTCGTGAAAAATAGAAAGATCATCAGCAGTACCGACAGTTAAATTTACATTATCCTCAAATCTAAATTTCTTACTAACAACTGTAAAACCTGCACTACCATCAAGTGAGAAATATGTCGTTGTACCTCCACTAGCATTATCACATTCAAAAGTTATGTCTGAATCATCTGCGTTTTGTATTATACGTAAGTTTCCTGTTGCATTTTGTATAAAAGAATTACCAGATGTATGTTGTAATCTTAAATCATCACTATCTCCTATATTTAATTGAACATCATCTGCAATACTAATATTTTTTAAAAAATCAACTCTTGTAGAACTTCCATCAAGTTGAAAATAAGTTGCAACTCCACCTGATCCATCATCAGACTGAAATATAACATCGCCATCATCAACTGTATTTACTATGGTAAGATTACCACTAGCATTTGTAATTGTCGAGCCATCTATTGTAATATTATCAACGATAAGGTCTCCTGTTACTTGTACGTTTCCTGTAACATCTAGTTCTTTGCCACTAGCAGGACTGCCACCAATACCAACACCTGCTGTAGATAAAAACATAATACTGTTGTTACCATCGCCATCAGTTATTTGTTGAGCTGTAGATGTTAAGACTGTATTAGCACTTGTCTTTAAGAGTCCTACATATGTTACTGATATTTGTGTATTTGTTAATGTTGCCATTGACTTTTAAATATGTTATTAATTTTTCTATATTTTTTTTCTTTACCTTATACTTCATAATACCCAACCATTGAAAAGAGCATCTTTATCAGGATGAATATCATCATTTGTATTGCTTGTATATTCTGGAAACAAGCTCTGATTGAAACTCATATAATCAATAAATCTTCTTGTATAGTATTCTGCTATGTCTCTGTGTTTTTCTACTAGGTAATCTACTTCTTCTTTGCTAACACTTTCTGCATTTTCAGAAACGTGCTTACTGATACCACCATTTTTTATTTGATATGCTGCAAATGGTAAATAGTCCACCATAGCAAAATGAATAAGCATAGGTTGTATAAAATCATTGACAAGGTTTAGATAATTACCTGCCAAACTACCTGCTATAATATCAGAGCTTATTTTGTTGTATAGATCAGTACCTAGATAGTTTCTTATGTGTATCTGTTGTGCTATCTTAACAAATCCAATAAATTTATCTACATCAACATTGCCATCAATGATTGAGTTTCTTTTTAAGTCTATCGGTTTTATAAATAATGCTACTGCCATCTCTTAATTCTTAAATCCCATTTTATTCCAATATGCTGCCGTAAATCCTTTGTTAGGCATATTACGAGGTGCTATTGATACTTTCTTTGCATTTTTCTCTGGTCTAAAACCTTTTTTTATTGCACTTGTTGTACTAATTGTATCTCCTAGAGATTTGTTGCCTTCTTTTCTTGCATATATTCTTCTAGTCCATCTATGCGAACAGCGTGGTCCACCTTTCCAGAGCCAGACCGAATATTTATTAGTACCATCTTTTCCAAACCCTGCATTCACTACTTTATTATCCATTGCCTTAATATCCTCTTTACGATACACTTTCTTTGCGTTCATCATCTTAATACAAAATTCTCTTGATCTTGGTGCTTGTGTTTTGTATGCAGCACTATAAGGTGTGTACATATATCTTACTAAATAGATAACATCTTCCTGACCTTTCTTTTTTGACTTGCCATCTTGCTTACTATCTCTGTATGGTTTTGCACTTCCTGTATCTACATCTTTTGCTAGTTCTGTTTTTTCGTTCAGCTCTGCAATCTTTTGATCTAATTCATTCTCTGTTTCGTAATCTACCTCAAACTCATCTATTACATCATATTTTTCTAATAACTTGTTTTCATCTTCTCCTAAATCTATCAAAGCATCTGCGACATCATTGTCTATGTATTTGTCTAAATCACTTCCAAGACTAACACAACACCTCTCCTCGCTTAATTTAACACCTGTTTCTTCCTCTTTCGTTTCTTCATCCTCTACATTCTCCAAGTCTGTAAATTCAAGTGGTTGTAGGGTCTTAAAATAAAGATTGAGTGAAATTTTGTTATATGCCAATATTTTGTCAAAACAGTCTATCAATAAATGTTGAAAGGGTCTAATGACTGTATTGTCTAGTAGTATGGAAGCAGTCTTTAATTCATCTGCATTGTTACCTAGTCCTGACTGATCTTTGATACCAATAAGCATAGGAGATACAATACGATGTGCTACCATAATCTTTCTTGTGCTTTCTTCACTTAAGAACTGATATTGTTGGTGTGCATCTGATAATTGAACAGGATCAATACTTGCTGCCGTGTCTGCATTGTCATTGAAAGCAAGAATAAATTTACCTGCGTTACTACTACCAGAAAACTTTTGTGATATTCTTTGTTCAATAAGTTCTCTTTCTTCTTCGT